GAGCTAGCATCAAACAATGGTAAAACTTGCAAAACTGTAAGACTAAACAAAGTTAGTTTTAACGTTTCAGTAACAGCACCAGTAGATGCTTTACGTATGGACTGGGATAATTCTGGAACTAATATTGTTTTTCAAACTTTAAATGGAGAAATGGAATATGACTATTCTTCATTTGGTGGTTTAAAAAATACAGAAGCTAGTGGTTACAGTGGAGACGTCAACATAGTATTACCAGCTTGTACAGCAGGTGATAATGCAACAGTTGTTTGTGAATGGATTAAAGTTTACGAATCGTAGGAGTTTAAATGGCTAATACCACTTCAGGGACAGCAACATTCGATAAAACTTTTGCTATTGATGAAATAGTAGAAGAAGCTTTTGAACGTATTGGATTACAAAATGTTGCAGGTTATCAATTAAAATCTGCAAGAAGATCACTTAATATTCTTTTTCAAGAATGGGGTAATAGAGGTATTCACTATTGGGAAATAGATGAAACTAATATTGATTTAATCGAAGGTCAATCTGATTACGATTTTTTTAGAGCAAGTTCTGATGGAACTTCTGCAACGACAACTCCAACAAATGGTATTTATGGAATGTCCGATGTTCTTGAAGCACAATTAAGATCTAATAGAACTCAAACAACTCAATCAGATTCACCAATGACAAAAGTAGATAGATCTACTTACGCAGGTTTTTCTAATAAATTATCAAAAGGTACACCTAATCAATATTGGGTTGAAAGATTTATTGATAAAGTTAGAATACACGTTTATCCAACACCAGATTCAACTAATGCATCTAAAGATATGCATTTTTATTATATTAAAAGAATACAAGACGCAGGAATTTATACAAACGCAGGTGATATACCATTTAGATTTGTACCTTGTATGGTTTCAGGTTTAGCGTTTTATCTTGCACAAAAATATCAACCACAGTTAGTTCAACAAATGAAATTATATTATGAAGATGAATTAGCTAGAGCATTAGCAGAGGATGGGTCAGCTTCTAGTACATATATTACACCTAAAGCTTATTACCCAGGAACATAATGGCAAAATACGCATCAGGAAAAAGATCAATAGCAATTTCAGATAGATCTGGAATGCAATTTCCATATACAGAAATGGTTAGAGAATGGAATGGTGCGTTAGTGCATGTTTCAGAATTTGAACCTAAACAACCACAATTAGAACCAAAACCTATTTCAGCAGACGGTATTGCATTAAGAAATGTTAGATCAGGAAGAACTGAACCAATTACTACAGTTAGAATAACTGACAACGGTTTTGAAACTTATGAAGCTGGATCTAGAATAATAAATGTATTTTCTCCAGGTCACGGTTTAACTAGTGGAACAACTTATAGATTTAGAGGAGCACCAACAATATCACCAGGAACAGGCACTGCAACAAATCCAGTATTTGCATATGCAAGTATTCCTAATTTTGACGGGATAACAGGTTCTAACATAGCTAAATCTGCAGGATACGCTATCACTACAGGTTTATACAAAGACGATGCAGCGGTTACTACAGATTACGCAACAAGTAACTATTTTCATTTTACAGTGGACACAGATACTGCTACAGTTGGAGGAATAAAAGGTGGAGGATATGGTTGTTCAGTTGGACCCGTAACTATAGAAGCATGATTAAATTTATAAAAAATTGGATTTGTAAAATATTGCATATTAAACAATGTGCATGTCCTGAAAAGGATGAAGATCTTAAATCATATAAAGATGTGATAAAAACAGAAATTCCAAAATGGAAATGTGAAACACACACTAGATTTAAAAAAAGTTGTCCAAGATGTTTAGAAATAGTAGGAGTTAAATAATGGCTGGATTAAGTGCATCAGGATTAAAAACACAAATTAGAAGTTATACTGAAACAGACTCTAATGTATTAACAGATTCTGTTTTAGAAAATATAATTCTTAATGCACAGTATAGAATATTTAGAGATGTCCCTATAGATGCTGATAGAAAACAACAAAGTGGTAATTTAGTTACTGGACAAGAAACTATTAACGCACCAGCTGGTGCAGTATTTATAAGAGGCATACAAGTTTATGATTCAACTTCAGCAATAACTGGTACAAATGTTTGGTTAGAAAAGAAAGATGTAACATATCTACAAGAATATATATCATCAACTGCATCTGCTAAAAGAGGACAACCTAAGTATTATGCTATGTTTGGTGGTGGAACAGGAGAGTCAGATACCACATCTGGTAGAATGATGTTTGCTCCTGTGCCTGATACAACATACAAATTTAGAGTGCATTATAATGCAGCTCCTGCATTATTAGAGAATAATGACACTAATTATATCAGTCTTAACTTTCCAAATGGTCTATTATATTGTTGTTTATCAGAAGTATATGGGTTCTTAAAAGGTCCAATTGATATGTTGACATTATATGAAAATAAATATAAACAAGAAGTACAAAAGTTTGCTAATGAGCAAGTTGGAAGAAGACGAAGAGATGACTACACTGATGGCACTGTTCGTATACCAGTAAACTCAGCAAACCCGTAGGAGATTAAATTATGGCAATATCATCAGCAGTATGCACAAGTTTTAAAGTAGAACTTTTAAAAGGGGTTCATAATTTTAGCGCATCAGGTGGAAACACTTTTAAAATAGCATTATATACAAGTTCAGCTTCTTTAGGAGCTAGTACAACAGCTTATTCAACATCAAATGAAATTAGTAATACATCCGGATCATCTTATACAGCTGCGGGTGCAACGCTTACAAGTGTTGATCCAGCCGCTTCAGGCACTACAGCAGTTTGTGATTTTAATGATGTAAGTTATACAAGTGCATCTTTTACAGCTAATGGTGCATTAATATATAATGACTCTGCTTCTGGTGATCCTGCATGTGTAGTAATCGCATTTGGTGGAGACAAAACTGTTTCAAGCGGAACTTTTACAATTCAATTTCCAGCAGCAGACGCAAGTAACGCAATCATACGATTAGCATAAGGAGTAAGTCCTTATGGCCAATACTTGGAACCAATCAGGCACAACCTGGAGCACTGGCCGTTGGGGCACAACGGATGCCATAACAACTGGTTGGGGTGCCGACACTTGGAATGATGGTGGTTCTTGGGGTCAAGCTAATGATGAAATAGCAATTTTAACAGGTCAAAGCATAACTTCTTCTGTAGGTGAAGTAATTGCATCTTCTGAACAAGGTTGGGGTAGAGCTGGTTGGAGTGAAGAACCTTATGGAGAAAGTTTTAGTCCTGTTGTATCTGTAGATGGATTATCAATAACATCATCGGTAGGTTCTTTATCAGCTTTTAATGAACAAGGTTGGGGTAGAGATACTTGGAATTTTGAAAGTTGGGGTTTTTCTGGTTTAACTGTAGAAGTAACTGCACCTGATGCAATACAATCTTTTGTTGGAACGGGTAATCGTTGGAATGATGGTGCTTGGGGAGAAGACCAAGCATGGGGCACGTATACAATAACCCCTGCAGACGTAATGGGATTAACAGGTGTTTCTTCAACATCTGGAGTTGGTTCAACAACAATTACATTATCACCCACAGTATCAGTATCTGGATCTGCTGCAACTTCTTCTGTTGGATCTGTAACAGTTAATGACATGGCTATTGGTTTAACAGGCCAAGCAGCTACGTTTTCTGTTGGAGCACTAGCATTTGATTTAACCTCTGTAGTAACACCAACAGGTCAAGAAGCAACCTCAAATGTAGGTGAATTAGTAGCAGGTATTGTAGAATTTGTACCAATAACGGGAGTGTCAACAACAGCATCTGTGGGTTCAATAACTCTAGATCAAATGACAGTAAGTTTTGATGGTGTTTCTGCAACATTTAGTGTAGGAACTTTAGCACCTGCTGATGTAATGGGATTAACAGGCGTTTCTGCAACCGCTTCTGTAGCAGCATTTGGTACTGCTTCAGGGTTCGGAATTCAATCATATCAAGATGTTGACACAGGTTCAAATACAACATATAGTGACGTTGCATAGGAGATAAAATATGGCATCAACATACACGGGACTAGGAGTAGAACTTCAAGCAACTGGTGAAAACGCCGGAACATGGGGAACTAAAACTAATACAAATTTACAACTTATAGAACAAATTTCAGGTGGCTTTACTCAGCAATCGATTGCTGGTAGTGCACAAACAACAACTTTATCTGTTTCTGATGGATCAACTGGTGCAGTTCTTGCACACAGAATGATAGAATTTACTGGAACTATTACAGGAAATCAAATCGTAACAATACCTTTAGACGTTCAAACTTTTTATTTTATAAAAAATTCAACTTCCGGGTCACACACAGTACAATTTAAATATACTTCCGGGTCTGGAGATACATTTACTTTTGCTGCTGCAGATAAAGGAACTGTAATTTTATTTGCTTCTGCAAACGATGGCACAAACCCAGACATTATTGATATTGGGATGGGTAATGTAACACTTACTGGAACAGAAACTTTAACAAACAAAACTTTAACTTCACCTAAAATAGGAACATCTATTTTAGATACTAATGGTGCTGAATTATTT